CAAGATCATCTTGCTCTTTTTTATCACGCGAGATTGTAAATCCGAAAAGTGAAAATTTATTTGTATCGGCCATATTTCTTTAAAATTAATAATAAAATCAATAAAACATAAATGAAGGAGCCAAAAGGCTCCTCCGCTTAATTCAAACTAAAAACAACATTAAACTACCACTGGTGTTGAATTGGTTTCCCAATACTGATAAGCAAATGTTACCGTGAATTCTTCGATAGCATCATTAGAACCCCAATCCAAATCGATCGCGGATATGTCAATTGGGAAAATGCCAACAAAGTTATAATTCTTTAAAGTGTTTCCTGTTTTGCCATACTGTACAACATTTGCATCGGTTGTATAACCACCAACTGTAGTTGCTGGACCTGAACCGCTTCTCAAAGCAACACCAGCTCTTGTATTTGATCTGTGATTATTGATTGCATTCATCCAACTTTCCATTGCGTTTCTGACAAGGAAGTCTTCATCGTTAACAATTGTGATTGTCCAATCTGCAAATGATCTGTTACCAGCAAATTTCATTTCACGACCAAAGTAAAACATAGGTACCGTTCCGATTGTGGAACCAGGTAACTGTGCCGCTTTTGCCATGAATCTAATTTTGTTTGTTGCAGCCTGTGCAGCCAGTGCATAACTTGGTAAAAACATATCTACAGAAAACAGATTGGCACGAGCACCGTCACCAACCATGTTTGATCTGAATTCTGCTACATTAAATGCCATTTTTTTCTCCCGTTATTGTTTATTTATTAAGCTGCACCAACAACAGTGTTGAATTCAACACCTGTAGCTACAGCAACAAAATTCAACTGAATATAATTAATTGAACGAGCCGGCTTAATATAAATATCGCCAACAAATTGATTACTATCAATAACTTGTGGTGTATTATTTGTAGCATCACAAACAACTTTGAAATCAATGATACCGCGCCGACCTTGAATGTCTCGCAAGAATGGAGTAATCAAAGATACAAATTGTGATCGCGTGAATTCATCATTCAATTCGAATAGTGAAAACTTAGATGCTTCAGAAATTGCCTTTTCCAGAACAATGAACAATCTACGGACATTAATACGATCAAATGCGGAAGGCTTGTTCAACAGTGTCTTGTCACCAAACAGAATGGTTCCTTGACCAGGGAAAGAAACAACTGGATTTACGCCTGCTGCATACAATGTGTCCCGAAATGTTTTAGGTGGGTTCCATGCAAGCTTGATAACATTTTTGATAGCGCCACGGTTATAACCTGCTGGAGAGAACCAAGGATCTCTTACATTATCAGTAAAGACGCAAAGACCAGCGATATCGCCGTTCAATGGTATCCAACGATATACATTATTATATTTGTCAAATTGATATTTCCAACCAGAATCTGCCACAACATATGATGAATAACGACCTAATGATGTTAACCATGAAGTGATGTTGGTTGTCGCAGTTGAATCTGTTTCGTTGACCACATCTGTGTACGCTGGAGAAATGAAAGCAACGCAATCTTTCCGAGCGTTAACAACATTATCAATTACGTGTTGTTGAACTGTTGTACTTGCATCACCAGTTATAACTAGAGAAATATCAACCGTGTCTTTATTGCCAAATAAGTCCCAACCAGTTTCTATATTTGCATCTGAAGGTAGTTCATCGTTGCCACCACCTAATGATTGAAATGTATTTGTAACAACAGCAAATGTTTTATTTGCAGATGTTGTACCCCATGTAGATACCGTATTTGAATAATCTACAGGTGCAACTGCGTAAATATAATTAGAATTATCAAAAATTACTTGCTTGAAGTAATTTGATTGTCCGTTAATTTTTGCATCTGATGCTTTTGAAACAAATGGGAATGTTTCCAACACGGTACCTTTTACACCAGAAAACAGACCATCTTCATCAACAACAACAATGTGCATTTCGTCGGTACTACCACCTAAAGACGATACATAATCTGATGTGCCTGGCGCTGATGTGAAATATGATTTATAATCCCATGTGCTGAACCCCGCGCTGGCCGAACAAACCGAAACGTTTAGGGAATTACCTAAAGCACCAGGAAACCTGGCCATGAAAGCGCCATACACATTAGTATTTGCGCTCAAGTATGTTTCTTGAAAAGCACTTTCGTTGTCAACTTTGACGGCTTGACCTGATGTAACAGCTGCATTTTTGCAATTTGCGCCGACAGCTCGAACAACTCTTAAGTTATTGCCATATGACAAAAAGTTTGCCGCTGTGAAGAAAGACACAGCGGAGTTTGTACTCGGTTGACCAAAAGCCTTTACTAAAGAAATTTCACTATCAACTAATGTAATTTCTTGTGCTGGACCCCAATCGGAAATCCCAACAAAAGCACCAGCGGTTGTGAGTACGGAAGGGACTACTGTTGTTAAGTCTACTTCCGAAACACTTACGCCTGGAGAGATTTGAAATGCCATTTTTTTCTCCTTAAATTAATATTTGTTCTTTTGGCAGTTTAATACCATAATGGTTATTTATTAAACATTGTTTTTATAAACCATTTAATGTCTTTCTAATAAAATTTGCATATGTTTCTTCACCATTTGCAACTTCCCATACATCGCCACCCATTACTTCGAAATCATTTTCCAATCCATCTTCAATAATTGGTGCAGGCAAAGATTCATCATCTACCTGGTTCATGTTCTCCAATTGAATTTGTTTTCTCACATCATGGTTCACAATTTCTTTAAAATATTTTTGTGTTGTCAACCATGCAAATATAACTAAACCCATAACTAAGTCATCATTTGCATCATCTTCCGCTTTAAAAGAGTTCTTTTGTTGCACAAAAGTCGTTAATTCGGAGTAAGTATCAAAATCATTAATTAAAAGTTTATCACCTTCAATCAAAGTCTTTAAGTTTGAACAACCAATTGCTTTGACCTGTGGTGACATTTTTATACCCATCTGCACACCTCGGGCAAAGCCGGCAGACAGTTGTTGTGGTTTTTTGTTGCCTGTAAAGACTTTCCACAAGTTCTCATATTCAAAATCTGTGTGTAACGAATCAGCAACTTGTGGATTGTTATTAATTTCTACCAAAACATATGCATCATTATAATATTTTGCTGCATTATAGATGACTGTTGGAAACAGAATTGGTGAAATTGAAGAACTTTTGTAAGTTGCAACTTGTTTATATGGTGTCTGTGATATATCAATTACGGAGAATGCGGAACTGTCTAAGTTTTTGCCTTCAGACACATCAACTACAATTGAATATAGATTATCTTTTGGATTGCCATCGATCTCTTTGACAGGATGTTCATAGATTTTCATCATATCATGATCTGCAATTGGATCTTTATAAACCAATTGTTGAAGTTTATAACCAGAAATCAATGTATTTGAAGAACCCAAGAACTCCGTTTCAAACTCCTGCTGGAACTGACGCAAAGAGGTGTTTCTAATTGTTTCTTCTTTCCAAATTTCATCTCTACCTGGTACATTTGACCAGTGAATTTCGAATGGAATATAATCGTTTTTCTTATTGATCGAATCCACCCATAACTTATAGAACAGATTCATGCCGTTTGGTGTAGAAACAATAATGATCTTTGTCTTTTTACCAGATGAAATAACGGGATAAACAGAGTTAAAGAACTCTGTCGCAATGTTTTGTGGAACGAACGCAAATTCGTCCAAAAATACGATATTAAATGCACCACCTCGGATAGCACTTGATGATGTGGATGCAGCAATGACTTTAGAACCATTCTCCAGTTCTACATTACCTTTGTTCCAGGTAATGACACCTTGTTGCAACCACATCGGTAAGTTTTCATATGCCAGTTGGTACTTCGCGAGAATGTCTCTAGCCAAAGAACCTTTGTTTGCAAGAACTGCAACGTTTTGAGAGTCTTGGAATAGTGTTGCATGTAATAGATACGCAACAGTTGTGGTTGTTTTGCCAACCTGTCTAGGACATTTAGTAATTACAAATCGGTTGTCTTGAAACAACTTTAACATTTTTTCTTGGAAAGGCCACATGTTGAAGTTGATAACACCTTCATCAACGTTAACGATCTTCACATAATTTTTTGCAAAATATATTGGATCTTTGGCACACTTTATGTATTCATCAACTTGTTCTTGTGTGTATTGTACTTGTACACCAGCACGTTTCAGTAGTGGATTGTCTCTGTAAGAGTCTTTATTGTCCATTATTCTTTATTAATTTTGAAAGTTCTGCGGTTGAACCAACGAAAATAGCTTTATCAATCTTCGTATCACCACCATCTCTTTTTTTACCATCCATCTCACGCATCTCTTTTTGCATTTTCAATAGACGGTCATTGGCTTCTACCATGTTTTTTAATAATGTTCCGTATACTTCAAAGGCTCTTGGATGTTGACCGGCTTTGGCAATCTGCAATATTTCATCCATTGCGTCTTTACCTTGATCAATTATATCTTGCAGATTGCTTTTCGATTGTTCGTATGCATCCGCAAGATCTTGTTTAAGATTCAAATCTTCGGTGTTGTCTTTTGTTGGAACCAATAATTTCTTTTCATCCACTTCAACAGGTGTAACATCAAATATTTTTTCCATATTTTTATCAAATGTATTCATTTTTAACCAATGTATCTATAAACTCCAGAATCAAAAACCCAAGTGAATACTTCTCCCGTTTGGTCGAGACTGAATCTTGTAACAAAATTTCCTAAATCGCCAGGATTTTCTATGTAAGGATAAGCTCTTTCTGTACCACTTACGTTGACACTATAACCACCAGGATTTATGTTTTTAATTGTATAAGATTTTCCTGCATCTACGTTGGCCGAAAGATTTACAACTATGTTTGAATTAGCTGCAGTTGGATTGCAGAACAATATATCATTTGTGTTAGATGCATTGTGTGTATTTGAAGTTACTGTTATCGCATTTCTAAAACCAGGAGCCAAAGTTGTTTTGTCTGCCGTTGCACTATTAAATAATGTTATTCTTCCATTAGTGTCAAAAGACCAACCATTCGTACCTGATGAAATAAAAACTTTTTGTTGTTCGTTTTTAACTTCAACGGTTGTATTTGATGTTGCCAAAGTTACACCAACACTATCAACAATTGCAAAGTTAGAATTTCCCCAGTTTAATTGTACAAAATCAGTTTGATTTCCAGCAAAAATGTCAAGACTGTTTGCTTCGTAAATATTTCCTATTCTTGTATTTGGATATGCATTGTTTGCATTCGTTCTAAAAGTTAATGTTCCAGT